TACAATTATGATAAAACAAAGTTTGGTTTGGGGGGCAATACGAAAGGGTTTTTGTTTTATGATTATCCTGACCAAGATATAGGTATTTGGCTTGATGGAGGTATTTTAACATTAGAAGGATGTGGTTTTTATAATGGTCAGGAATCTATTCATCTTAATTCAAAACTGGGGAATGATGTTCAAACTGGTATTGTTTTCAATGTCCAGACCAATGGCTGGACGCCAGCCAATTATTTCAAATTTACAGTTGATAACAGCGATATTTTGAAAATGACGCCAAATGGCATTTATTTAGGCGTTAATACTTCGCAAAAGGTCGGTTTTTTTGGTGCAAGTCCAATAACACAAAGACCGCACATAGCAGATGCCAATGGCACATTAGAGGATATTACAAGCAAATTTAATACCTTGTTGTCTTATTTAGAAGCATACGGGCTTCTGGCAACAAGCTAAATTATAATTAACAAATAAAAAATATGATACAACTACCAATGCAACCAATACAGCCAAAGGTAAAATCTCAAGAGATAATTGAGATAGACGGCAATTATTTCTTAAAAACAGAGTTTGAGCCAGTGCTTAATCCGATAACCAAAGAAATGATAGACAGGGTTCAGCAGCAATTGGCGGATGAAAAGGCAAAAGTAGAAGAAGCAATAAAAAAGGTCGGCAATTGGAGTAAAACTTTAATAAACAAACCTTCAATAAACGAAGATTTAATGAGTGAATAATTATGAATTTGAAAGAAGAAAAAGAAAATTTAATTTCAGAATTTAATAGAAATCAACAAGTTTTAGCACAAATGCAAGCAAGACAACAACAGATTTTAGGTCAAATCAATTTAATTGAGAGATTGGAACAAGAAAATTCAGAAAAAGAAAATAAAGAAGAAAAAGAAAATAAAGAATAATATGCAATATATACCAACACCACAAGAAAAAAAAGTTATAGAAATAATGGAAAATGAATTAGCCGAATGGAAAGATGGTAGAGTTTGGGTTAATGATAGAATTAATTATAAAATGCTTGGTGTTGATGGAATTATCAATAAGGCACGCAAAAATTATTTAGGAAAATTTGATAATGAATATGATGAAGTGACAAAGAGAAAAAAGATATTTTTCCCAGTTACTGAAGATATGGTTGAGGTGGTTACTCAAAACATAGATTTAGATTCAGCCGATATTAATATAAGAGCAACTAATCCTAATGGATTTTCAGCCGCTTTGATATTAAGATATTTGGTTGGTTATTTTATGAGAAGGAATTATTTTGGTGAGATTTTGAATGAATTATTAAGACAATTTTGCATAGACGGAACAATGGTTTTAAAAATAATAAAGAATTTTGATTCATTTCTTAAAAAACAATTAATAAAAACGCCGATTCCTGATATTACTAACTTTTTCATTGATCCATCAGAAAGAAATATACAAGAGGCTGGTGCAGTAATTGAAAGAAATGTTATTAAATTGTCTGAAGTAAAAAAATATGACTGGAACAATTTAGAATATATTAAAGGAGAAACTGAAATATCAAGATTGCTGACTAATTACAGAAATATCAATGTTCAAGTTCCTTATGTTGAAATCTATGAGAGATGGGGCGATTTGCCATTATGGTGTATTACTGGGAAAGAAGAGGATAAAGATACTTGGGTTCCAACAGTGGCTATTGTTTCTAATATTTATTCAAATCCTATTGTTCATAAAATTAAATTAAATAAAACTGGAATAAAGCCGTATGAAGAATGCAGATTTAGAAAAGTATTTGGCAGATGGCACGGCAGAGGAGTTGGAGAAATTGCTATGGATTTACAGAGTTATATCAATGAGATAGTTAATTTACGATTAAACCAATCACGAATTGCTCAATTAGGATTATTTAAATTTAGAAAAGGTTCTGGTATAACACAGCAATTATTAAGTTCTTTGGTTTCTGGCGGTGGTATACCAGTTACCAGAATGGACGATATCCAAGAATTAAGAATTTCTGATATTAAACCATCATCTTATAGAGACCAATTAGAGGCTTATACTCAAGTTCAGAGAGTAACTGGCGGTTGGCAAATTGGCAAAGGTGAAACATTGCCCTCTGACTTACCAGCAACTACTGCCGTTTTACAAGAAAGAGGAATGAGAACTGGTTACAGTTTGCTTCAAGAAAATCTTGGAATGTTTTTATCAAGAGTATTTGAGAAACACATTATTCCGCTTTTATTAGAAACTATTAGTGAAGAAGAAATAATTTCAATTATTGGTTCTCCGAAAGATTTGAAAGAAATAGACGAAAGTTTTATTAATTATCAATTAAATAGAGCAATTCTTAATAGTTATGCCAAAGGAAAAGGATTTCCGCCCGCTGATTATATTGAACATTTGAGAAAGGTATATCAAGAAAATCTGAAAGCATTTAATAAAACAAGATATTTCAAAGTTGAAAAAGGATTTTTAAAGAATTGGCAATATGAAGTAGAAGTATTTGTAACTGGAGAAAGTTTTAATAAAGCAGTTATGGTTAATCAATTGAATAATATGCTTATGGCTTATTCAAGAATTCCAGGAGCAAATCTTGATGTAGATGCTTTAATGAAAGAAATATTGGATTTAATGGGTTTAAGCGGTGCAAGATTTTTAAGAAAACAAGATGAAGCAATACCAATTCAGACACCGAGAGCAGTTCCTGTTCCAACAACTCCACAAAGTGAAACAGAAATGGTGGGTGAAATTGTAAGTGGAGAAAAAACTGGTCGTGGAATGGTTCCAACAATTAGTAAATAAAGGTCGTAATAAATAATTTTAATAATATCTTATTATGGCACAAAAAAAATCAGCATTTGCATCAGCACCATTGGGTGAAGGCGGCAGATTTGCTGCTTGTGTTAGAAAGGTTATGGCTTTTTATGAAAAAAAGGGCAAGAGTATGACTGAAGAAAGGGCAAAGGCAATATGTGCAAAAATTGGAAGAGAGGCTTACGGAAAAACAAAAATGACCAAAATGGCAGTGGCTGGTAGAAAAAAATAAACATTATGCCTATTCCATCGCCAAAGGGTAAAGAAGAGAAGCAACACTTTATTTCTCGTTGTATTTCAGTAGTAAAAAAAAGAGATCCTGAAAGACCAATAAAACAGGTTATTGCTATTTGTTATTCTGCTTGGAGAAAAAGTGGAAAGAAGTAAATTAAAACAAAATATGCCCAAAAAGAAAAAAGAAATTAAAATAATAAAAAAACCGCCGATTAAAGAGGAGATTAGAGAATTGATAAAAAATCAGGCTTTTCAGTGGTTCTTACAAAGAATTGCTTATAATTTAAATACCATAGATACAGTTAGAGATATTACTCTGGGCAATTTAGATGAAGTATTGGCAAGAAAGATGGCAATTGAAATTATTGAAAATGCTTTAGCAGATATTTGGCAGGAAGGCGATTTACAGGAATTACAAAAAAAGATTTCTGAAGAAGAAGATTCAATTATTAAAAGGCTTCAAGAAATGAAAAATGAATATTAAAGGTCGGGTTTTAGTTCCTACCTTAATGGAACAAATAGTTCTTCAAAAAAATGGAAGAAGAAACAAACCTTAATCTGACTGACGCTGGAGATGTAGACGTTGCATCTTCAGTAAGTCAAGAAGATGTTTCTCAAGCTGATAACTTGGAAAACAAATCTCCAGCTGATGAATCAGATTATTACAAAAGATTAACTGGCAGAGATGATATTAAGACAAGAGAAGATTTTGAAAAACATTATCAAGGATTAAAAAGCCTGGTCGGCGACCAGAAAATTGCTGAATTAAGAAGGAAGGCAGAAGAATATGAAAAATTGCAAACTGAAATTTCTGAAGAAGCAAATGAATTTCTTGCTTCTGAAGAAGGGCAAGAAGTATTGAAAGATTTTACTGGTTCGGCAATAGAGGAGAAAGTTAATCAGCTGGAAGAAGAGATAATGACATCAAAGTTCCTCAAGAAAAACCCCGCTGTTGAGCCATTTATGGATATAATAAAATCAACAGCAAAAGCAAAAGGGATTTCTTACGAGGAAGCTTACGATGGTTATCTTAAAGATTTGATTAACACCAAGTTAGAAGTTGATAAAGCCAAATCTGAAGAAAAGTCAATAGCAGTTGAAAGCAAACAAAAGACAACTTTCGGAAATCAGGCTGAATTCAATCAGTTAATAAAAGCCGTAAGGGAAACTGATTCTGAAGCAGCCAAACAAAAATTAGTAGAAAAATTTCTAAAGTTGTCTTAACGATAAAATGGCTTCAGAATTGACGACTTATACAGGCAAAGATGTTATTAAACCAGATGTTCTGCCGTTAGTTGAGATATTGACAGCGAAGGAAAATTGGTTCCTTACCAATTTACCAAAAAGCACTGCTACCTCAACCATTCATCAGACATTGACAGATACGTTAAGAACTACTGCTTCTGCGGCAGTGGCAGAGGAAGGTGATTATACCAATCTTGAAAGAACAACGCCTTCGTTAATTTCAAATATCGTTGAAATTATCGCTATTCCTTTCAGAGTGACAAATACTGCTGCACAAGTTCAGTTTTATCACAATGAAAATGAATTAGCGAGACAGACAACGAAGGCATTGATTGAATGGGCTAATGCAGCTGAATTTGATTTGGTGAGAAGCACACTTGTTTCTGGAACAAGTGGCACTGCACCAAAGATGAATAGATTATTGACACGATTTCTAAAGCATATTAAAATGGAGGTATGGAGACAATTTGCAAATCGTGTCATAAAAAATTCCATACCAAAATATCAATCCTTAAAAAGGGCAAAGGAAAATTTTGTTCCCGTGCCTGTTATGGCAATTGGTTAAAAACTGCGAAGATAAAAAGATTTGATATAGCAGAATGGGTTATACAACATCGGGATGAGTGGAGAGAAAAACATTTGAAGGCAGTTAAAGGATGTATCCCCTGGAACAAAGGAAAGAAGATATGGGTTGGAGAAAAAAGAAAAAATTTGAAATTACCACCAACAGGTAGTGGTGAAAAACACCCGAACTGGAAAGGAGGAAAATGGTTTTGGGCAAGAAGGGTAACTCTTAAAAGGGATAATTACACCTGTCAAATATGTAAATTAAGAGAACCCAAAATTATGGAAGTAGCACATAAAAATAGAGAGGGTAATTATGTAAATTATTCCGAGAGCGTTAATAGGATGTATCTTGTTCATAATCCTGATGATCTTATTACTCTTTGTCCTAATTGCCACGCTAAATATGATAAAGGATTGATAAACCTCTAATAAAATTCTGTTCATCTAAAACCTGCCTAATTCGGCGAAAGCACCCAAGCCAACGCCGAGCTAAATTTACAAGAGACAGAACGCCTCTTGTAATAAAGGTGTAGAGACTATACAGCAGGCTCGCAGGAATGCGATGAAGACATAGTCCAATAAATGGGAATTATTAGGGGCATTAGCAAGTCAACTAACTACACTGCTCAAACTTCTGGAACTATATTTTCCGCTTCAATTCTTAAGGGATTAATGAAGAATTGTTGGGAAAATAGTAATGGTGATGTAGCAACTGATATCTTTGTTGGTTCAGCACTATCTGATAGAATAGATGACTTTACCAACAAAGCATACAATGTTGTTACTGGCACTAATATCAAAGAAGTTGTAATGGCGATTGATGTGTTTGAGACAGGACTTGGTAAGGTTAGGAAACATACTCATAGGTATGTTCAGCAAACAGCTGATGGCACTGCCAGAATACTTGGAGTTAGACCAGAAAAACTTGGTATTGCTTATTTGCAAAAACCATTTATTGACACTGGTTTAGCGAGAAGTGGTGACTATGAACAAAGAGCAGTTGTGGGTAAATTGACGCTTGAGGTTAAGAATAAAGATTCAAACTTCTTTGCCGAAGGTTATCTAATTTAATATAACTCTTGTGGCTGGATTCTCGGCTTTTGTGGGCAATCTGCTTAAGCCGAGACCAGATTGCCATTCAGCACACAAGTTAAAATAATATGGAATACAAAGAAAAAGAATATAGAAGAAAACTTATTGAAGCAATTGTAGAAGAATATATTAAAAGATTTCCTTTGGAATATATGGCTGTTTGCCATTCTGTCAAAATACAAAGGAAACTTAAAAAAGATAAATGGGGATTAACAGATAAAGATAGTGCTTATATGCGATGGACATTAAGAATACCAGCCAGATTATTTAAGATTTTAGATAGACAATTGCAGAACCCAAGATTTTTAGAGGAACAATCAGAAATTGATTGGTTTAAAAAAAGATTTAGAGAATTTCGTGTTTGTGAAAAAGTATGAAATTATCGCTTTGTTTAGTTGTTAAACCAGACAATAATGAAGCGAAATTATTGGATAGATGTCTTAATTCTGTTGCTAATTATGTTGATGAAATTTGTATTACGGTTAGTGGCAAAAATAAAGAGATTGAAAGAGTTGCTGAAAAATACAAAGCAAAAGTATCTTTTTTTAAATGGAATAATAATTTTGCCGATATAAGAAATTACAATTTTTCGCAAGCAACTGGTGATTATATTTTATGGTTAGATGTTGACGATGTATTAGAGGGTGGCAAATTTCTTAAAAAGATAATTGAGAATATGGAAAAGAATGGTGTTAATGCTGGTGTCTGTGATTATTTATATGATTTTGATAAATGGGGACAATGTGTTGTTACACATCGTAAAACAAGAATTATCAAAAATAATGGATTTATAAAATGGGTTGGACAATTACACGAAGATTTGCTTCCTGCTGGAAAAATATCGCCAGACAGATTAAGAGTGTTTTTATTAGAAGATATTAGAGTAATACATAAAACGACAGACGAGAGAAAAATAGAAGCACAGAAAAGAAATTTAGAAATGGCTCTTTTACAATTAAATAAAAACCCAAGTGATCCAAAATGTGTTTGGGATGTGGCTAATGCTTATTTGGCTATAGGTAAGTTTAAAGAAGCAATTGATTATTATGTTCAATTTATTCCCATTAGTGGTTCAGAAGAAGAAAAATTCCTTGCGTGGCACAGAATGGCAGAAGCATTAAAAAAATTAGATAGACCAAAAGAAGCAATAGAGGCGGAATGGGAAGCAATTAAATTAAGACCCTGGTATCCAGATGGTTATTTAGGAATTGGCGAAATTTATTATTTAATTGGTAAGCCGAAATATGCTAAAGAATTTCTGATAATGGGATTAGCCAAAGATGTCCCAAAAGATACTGCTATTGTCTATAATCCACGAGATTATGATTATAATCCATTACAGATATTGGCAAGAGTTTATTTCCAATTAAGCAAGCCAAAGGAAGCAAAGAAATGTTTGGAACATTGTCTCAAATTATATCCAAAAGATGAAGAAACAAAGAATATAATCAAGCAATTAGATGTTGAAATTAAAAATCTTGAAAAGATTGATGAGATTTATGAAAAAGCAAAGAAGGCAAAATCAAAGAAAGAAATTAAAAAACTTTTAGATGGTGTTCCAGATTATTTGAAATGTCATCCAAAATTGATCCATTTGAAAAATATACATTTTATTAAAAAAGAGAGTTCGGGTAGAGATTTAGTGATTTATTGCTATCAGACGAGTGAGGAGTTTAATCCAGAACTTATTCTTGAAAGAGGCACTGGCGGTTCAGAGGAAGCAGTTTATCATATGTCAAAAAGATTGGCTAATTTAGGATGGAATGTAGTTGTTTATGCTAATTGCGGATATAAAGAAAAAAGATTTGGTAAAGTTATTTGGAGACCTTGGTGGTCTTTCAATCCAAGAGATAAACAAGATATATTGATAGTTTGGCGGCATCCATCTTTATTTGATATTGGTGAGATAAATGCTGAAAAGAAATATGTTTGGCTTCATGATATATTGGAACAAGTTGAATTTACTCCTCAAAGATTAAAAGAAATTGATAAAATTATTACACTTTCTGAATGGCAAAGAAATCTTTTTCCTAAAATACCAGATGAGAAGTTTATGATTAGCAACAATGGAATTGATGTTAAAATGTTCAATAAAAAAGTTGAAAGAAATCCTTATCGGTTGATTTATACAAGTTCATATGATAGGGGTCTTGAAACATTATTAAAACTATTTCCATTGATAAAAAAAGAAGTGCCACAAGCAGAACTTCATATTTTTTACGGCTGGAATATATTTGACCAAATACATTCTAACAACCCAGAAATGATAAAAATGAAAGAGAAAATAATTAAACTTATGGATCAAGATGGAGTTTATGAATATGGAAGGGTTCCACAAGAGCAAATTATAGATGAATATTTAAAATCAAGCATTTGGGCATATCCAACCGAATTTGGAGAAATTAGTTGTATATCAGCGATGAAGGCACAAGCGGCTGGTTGTATTCCAATTACTACTAATGTAGCGGCTTTAGATGAAACAGTTCAATTTGGCTTAAAGATTGATAGCAAGAATATTTATACAGATGAAGATGCTCAAAAAGAATGGGTGCGGGGAGTGATAAATGTTTTGAAAAATCCCCCAACAGAAAAAGAAAGAGAAGAAATGAAGCAATGGGCAAAGAAAAAATTTAATTGGGATTTAGTAGCACAACAATGGCATAAAGAATTTTTAAAAAAAATTTCACCTAATAAAATTGAGGAGATTAGAATGGATAGATTTAATTGGATAAAAAGCCAATGTTCAAAAGATGAAAAAATAGTTGATATTGGAGGAAATAAAGGACATACATTCAATGGGTGTGATAGAAAAAATATTGTTACTGTAGATATAGATGATTATTCTAATTTAGTTGAGAATTTTGTTAGAGCTGATGCTCATCATTTGCCATTTAAAGATAAATCTTTTAATACGGCGGTTTTGGCTGAAATTTTAGAACACGTTGAAAACCCAATTCAAGTTTTGAAGGAAGCAAAAAGAGTAGCAAAAAAAATAATTATTACTGTGCCAAACGAATATGAGTGGGAAGAAGAATTAAATCCTTTTATGCCTGCAGAAGAAGCAGCCAAGAAACAAGGATTAACTTTAGAAGGAATGGTTAAAAGAGATAACCCCGCCAAAGAACTTTATTCTGCTGATAAATACAAACATTTATTTCATAACCGTTATTATACTTATGAAATGTTAGAAAATCATTTAAAAGAAGCTGGGATTAAAAATTATAAAATATCAAAGTTAATTGATGATAAATTTATTTTTTGGGTAGTAGTATGCGATTAGCCTTTGTTTGGGACTGGAACAACACATATAAGCAATTATTAAACTGGCAGGATGGATTAGCAAAAGCAATTGATATTTTATCAAAAGAATGGGAAGTCAGGGTTTATAGTATAGGACAAGATATGATTTTTCCTGCTCCTTATATTCCAGTTATTTTAAAACCATCATCAGAATTATTAGCCAGAGAAGTTTTTAATTTTAAACCAGATGCGATATTATTTTTTGCTGATTTAACAAGACCAACTATTCCTTATTTAGCCAATAGAGGAATACCAATGGCATTATGTTTTGCTGGTGGACTTTTTAGAAATTATGTAAATTGTTTTGACTTGATTTTTGTAGAATCAGAAGTTTATAAAAATCAGTTTGAAAATGAAGGTAAAAAAGTTATTAAAGCATTTGGAACAAACACAGAACTTTTCAAACCAATAAAACAAACAAAAATTTGGGATGCTATTTTCCCCGCTACTTTTGCTCTTTGGAAAAGACATAGATTATTTGCTGAAGCAGTAGGCAATTCTGGTTTAGCAGTTGGTTGGATGTATCAAGACCACGAAACAGAATGCTGGCAAGTTTGTCAAGAAAAAGGAACAATGGTTTTGCCATATGTAGATGCTGAAACATTGAACTATTTATATAATGCTTCAAGAACTTGTGTTATAACCTCTGATAAAACTGGCGGAAGCCAAAGAACAGTATTAGAAGCAATGGCGTGTAATATACCAGTTATAGTGATGTCAGATAGTGATAAAACTACTGAATATGTAAGAGATTGTGTTATTGGTGAAATAGTAGAACCAAACATTCAAGCAATACAAGAAGCAATAAAAAAATGGCGTGATAAAAAAGTTAATACAAGAGAATGGGTAATACAAAATTATTCAGCAGAGATTTACGCCAAAAAATTAAAAGAAGGAATAGAAAGCATATTATAGTTGTGGCGTCTGGTTATTTTAATCCAATTCACATTGGACATATTAGATATTTAAAAGCAGCAAAAAAACTTGGAGATGAATTGGTTGTGATAGTTAATAATGATAATCAGGTAAAAGTAAAATGTTCAGACCCTTTTATGAATGACAAAGAAAGAATGGAAATTGTTGCCAATTTAAAATGTGTAGATAGAGTAGTTCTATCAATAGACAAAGATAAATCAGTTCGTAAAACACTTAAAATGATTAAACCAGATATTTTTGCTACTGGTGCAGATAGAACGATATTTAATATACCAGAAAGAGAAACTTGTAAGAAACTTGGTATTAAAATGGTATTTGGTCTTGGCGGAAAGAAAATTCAATCATCTTCAAAGTTATTAAAAAATTATGCCAGGTATCTCCATTCTAACGCCAACCATTAGACCGCAAGGATTAGAGATTGTTCAGAAATGCCTTGCTGAACAAACTTTTCAAGATTTTGAATGGTTAGTAGAAGTAGGAATTCCAGAAAGAGGACACGATTTATGCAAAGCATTAAATAGAATGCTGAAAAGAGCGAAATATGATTTTATAGTGATGCTACAAGATTATATTTCTATTTTACCAGATGGATTAGAAAGATTTTTAAAAGTGGCAGATGAGAAAAAATTTATTACTGGGGCAATGGGAATAACTCCAAATTGGAAAACAATAAAATGGGATTGGCGGGCTTATAAACAAGGATTTCAAGAAATTCAGTATTACGAATGGGAAGAAGATTGGGCAATAGCACCTAAAAAAGCATTTTTTGAAGTTGGCGGGTATGATGAGGAGTATGATAATTACTGGGCAATGGGAAATGTTAATATAGCATTTCGGGCAATGAAACTTGGATATACTTTCTGGGTTTTGCCAGATAATAAAGCAATTCAATGGCAACACGATAAATTTCAGAAACATCCTTTTAGAGATAGATATTTTCCTATATTTCATCAAGATAAAATCCGCAAAATAGAAATGGGCGAAAGTCCATTAATACTTAATTATTTAAAATAATATGGCACAATTATTAACATTGCAAAATAGGGTAAGAAGGTTAACCAACACAGATGATATTTCTTATCCTGCTGATGAAATCAATGATTCCTTAACCGAGTGGGCTCATTTGTTCACTACGGAGATTTTGGATTCACAAGATGAGTGGGATTTTCAAGAGGATATAGCAACAATTGATTTAATGGCTAATCAAAGAGAATATCCTTTTCCAACTGATATTCTTAAAATTAAAAGAATTGAATTAAAATTAGATGGATCTAATTGGACACCAGCAACTATTGTAGATAAATCAGAAATTCCCTATCCAATTTCATCAGAAAGCGATATTATTAAATATTTTGACAATACAACGCCTTATGTAGCATTGTTTGGAAATAGTATTTATATTTTATCTGGACTAATTATTGATGTTAGCGGTGGAATTAAAATTTGGTATTCAAAAGAAGTTGTTGGCACTAATGAATTAGGCGAAGACATTACTTTTTTTTCTAATGATACTGATACACCAAATATAAGAGAAGCATTTCAAAAAGGATTAGTTTATGGTGCGGCAAAAGACTGGTTTGATAAATATGAAATTCAAGATAAGTCAGCCGCAATGGATGCACAATTAGAAAAAATAATCGCCAGAATGAAACAATTCTATGGCAGTAGAATACAAGACAGAAGAATTATTATGAAACCAGCAAGCGATTTGAGATATTATGAATAATAAAAAGAACTAAACTATAAATAAGATATGAAATGGCAAATTATTATAGACAATTTTAATGGCGGTTTTGCTCCTGGCTGGTATTTAGCAAGTTATCCTTCTTATGGAAATAAAAATCAAGCAAGTGATATGCAAAATGTAGATTTGACTAATCCTTCTTTTATAACACAAGGACCAGGTTTGGCTAATTTAACCAATGGAACGCAAATAGGAGCAGTTACAACTTTGATAAAAGGAATTTTAGATTATGCTGTGTCATCAGATGTTACTTTCGCAATAGGTGAAACTAAACTTTATAAATTAAGTTCTTCTGCTGTTACCAACGATGGAACATTCCCCAGAGTAGTTACTAATATGACAGATGGACAAGATGTGGCTTATTATCAAGGCAAGATTTATTATTCTTATAATAAGTCAAGTGATGGAGATATGGGGCAATTAACATTGCCTTCTACTTTTGATGATGATTGGCTTTCTACTGTGCCGACTGGTAAATTTAGTTTACAAGGCAATGTCCCACATCCTTTGTTGGCGGCTGGTAATGATATGTTATACATAGGAAATAAAAATTATGTTAGTTCATATGATGGTTCTGTGGATACTGCTACTGAAAAAGATTTAGATTTGCCAAGTGATTGTGTTATTCAAGATTTGGCTTGGGCTTCTAATAGATTATGGATTGCTGCTAATAGACCAGACGTTTCTGGTTCTAATAAAAACATTGCTTCAATTTATGTTTGGGATGGCAATTCTCCATCTTGGGATGATGAAATAGTGGTTATGGGAAGAATAGGTGCTTTATTTGTTAGAAATGGTGTTGTCTTTGTTTTTTATCAGGATGTTACTTCAAGTGGCGGATATAAATTAGGATATATCAATGGACTTTCAATTTCTGAAATTGTTTCATTTACTGGTTCTTTGCCGTCATTTTATCAAGTGACTAATTATAAAAATTTTATTTTATGGGTTTCTGGAGGTAAAATATGGGCTTGGGGTGCAGCAGAAAGAAATACTCCTACTTTACTTTTTCAAATAGCAACTGCTGGATATAATAATGTTGGCGGTTTGGCTTGTCCATTCGGCACACCAATGGTTGCTTCTTATAATAGTGGAACATCTTATTATAGATTAGCCAAATTTTATGGTTATGATGTTAATTGCTATTGGTATTCATTGTTATTTGATGTTACAGATAATTATAGAAGGTCAATGATAGATAAGGTAAAGTTTAATTTTAATGCATTAAATACAGGAGCGGGTTTTACTTATAGTTTAGAGAATAATAAAGGTTCTACTTTAAAAACTGGAACAGTATCTTGTGCAGACGATGGTGCTATAACAACAAAAGATTTTTATCCAAGATGCGAGGCGGAGAATTTTAGAATAAAATTAAGTTGGACTAATGGTTCAACTACTAATCCAGTGTCAATTAGAAATATAAAAATTAGCGGTCATACATTATCATAATATGACGGAAGAAAGCAAAAAAGAAAATAAAGAAGAAGAAATAATTGAATTGTTCCAAGACCAAATACCAGTTTTAACATACGAGGAACTAATTAAACAAGAAAACATTTTTAGATATCCAACTCTTGTTGGTGCTAATTTGGTTGGCGGTAAGGCAATTTTCGGAAGTGGCGATAAAATAATGAGGTTTGAACAAGATAAAGGATTATGGTTGGGTAATGCTGATTTTAATTTAGCTCCTTTCAGAGTAAATATGAGTGGAGATGTTGTTGCTAATTCTATCACAATTAACGGTGTCACTGGTGAGCAAATTAGTCATGTAGCAAATCCAACAGCAGATGCTGTCCCGACAGGATTAACTTGTTCATCTACTGGAATTACAACTGCTGATGATGGGACAATTTCTGCTTATGTAGTTTTAACCTGGAACGCAATTAGTTCTGATACATTTGACCATTATGTTGTTCGCTATAAAAAATCATCTCACACTTATTATACGCAGATTACAGCGACCACTAATACAATAACCATAGATGGATTAGTTCCAAATATTTCTTATGATTTTGGCGTGGCTTCAGTTAACAAATATGGCACAGTTTCTAATTTTTCTTCTGACATTTCACAAACAACTGCTTCTGACACAACCCCGCCAGCAACGGTAACGGGAGTTTCGGCTACCGCAGGAATACAATATGTGATATTGGAATGGACGCATAATACAGAAAATGATTTAGATTCATACAACATTTACAGAAATACAACCAATGATAGTGAAACTGCCACTTTAATAGGAAATGTAAAAACAAACTATTTTATAGATGGTGGTAGAGAAGGTGACCAAACTTATTATTATTGGATAAAGGCAGTAGACACTTCTGGCAATGTATCAGCCAATTTTTCATCAGAAGTTCACGCTACTCCAAGAAATGTAACTTCTGATGATGTAACAACTATTGCTGCTTCCAAAGTTTTAATAGATGGCACAGTTTATCTTTCAAATTGGAGACATTCTTCTGATTTTACTAAAATAGATGGCGGGAAAATTTATGCAGGCTCAGTAACTACTACTCAACTTAATTTTACTCCAGTTACATCAACAAATATAATTGCTTCAATTAATGCTTCGGAAGAAGGAATTAAAATTGAGGCTGATAATATCACGATAGGTGGTGCAACAACTTTTGAATCTGGATATGACCCAACTACCAAAACAGCAAAAGTCGGAGGAACTTATGATAGTGCTTTGTCAGGTGCAAGGGTGAGAATTTTTCCAGATAGTAATACTGGCATACAAATTATTGATGATAGCGGAAATGATGTTTTTAAGGCATTAGTTGGCGGAACAAATGTGGGTGATGTTATTATAGGCAATTATGCTGGTGGTCAAGGAATATTCTATGACAAATCAGAAAATAAAACTACTTTTGCTGGAAACTTATCTGCGGCAAGTGGAACATTGGGAACAATAACGGCTGGTTCTTTTAATGGTTGCACAATTACTGGTGGAACAATTCAAACCGCTTCATCTGGAGCAAGAATTAAATTAGATAACACAAATTATTTACAAGCATATGATAGTAACGGATATTTAAGAGTTAAACTAACTACAAATTCTTTAAGATTTTACAATGAAAGTGGTTTAGAAAGAGGTTATATTCTAGCTAATACATCTGACCTTATTATAGAAAATAATTATGGTGGATATTTGATTTTAAAAGCTGGTGCTTCTCCTTATGGGATAGCTTTATATTCTGGTGGAAATCCAATTGCAATTTTCAGCACTTCAGGATTAACAATGCAGGGGACTTATGGAATTAGTTTAGGAAGTGGAGCTACTGTAGATGGAGTAGATATTTCAGCTCACGCTTCTAATGCTAATGCACATCATAGTTCAACTTCTTCTGGAATTACGATTTATCCTGCAGGATGTTTTCCTTATACTAATGGAGGTTATGATTTAGGTTCTTCA